GAGGAGTTAGAACACTATGAGCTATTTGAACAAAATGTACGGTCGTCAATCCAAGAACACTGCGCCGTCTACTGATAAAAATCCAAACCGTGTAACAGGCGGACTAAAAGCACAAGGTGTTGATAGATTCACTATGGTTAGTGAAGATGGCTCAAAGCAGGAAATTCCTACAGTTGAGTACGTACAAAGTTTGGAAGAGCAGTCAAGAAAACAGCGAGCGGCTATCAATGTATTAGAAAGAAAGCTCACTCGCTTAGATACTGCTTTACAGCAGTTGCAAAACGCTATTACTAGCCGTTCTTAATTCTTTGGATTATTTCATCCTTCTTTAAACTAGCATTTGCTTTAATGTTATGCAGTTTAGCAACTTCTAAAAGTTCCTTCTTATTCATAGCATTTAAAGTTTCATCTTGAAGTTTCTCTTGTGAAGGTTTCTTCTTTGAAGTTTTCTTCTTTGCTTTCGGCTTTTCAGCTGTAGCTTTTGCTACTTCATCAATAACCTCAGCAACTGGTGGCACTACAGGTGCTTTTTTATCGTCGCTGGCTACTGCTTGATAGATAACATAAGCAACTACTGCCGCAACAATTACACCGATTACTATTTCAATTGTCATAATTTCCTCCTATTAGGAAATAATATTTACTAAATATAGTATAATGAGGAATCAAAAATGGCAGTAGATGAAAACAATGATATGAGCTTAGATAAGATCACTGGGCTAAGAGGTGATAAAGATCCTAGCAAGAGCTTTACAACTATTACACCGAAAAAAACTCCTTATGAACGTCAATTAGCCAGAACTAACAGTGATTTACTAGCGGCCTATAAATACCCTGTAAAAAAGAGGAACATACGATGATACAAAAATGGATAAATGCTCGTCTTAAAGAGCGTACAACTTTAGATGGTGTGGTACTAGTTGCGGCTGGTATTGCTTTTTTAATTTTTAAACCAATTGCGGCATTATTTGCTTATGGCGCTATTGCTTATGGCGCTTGGACTATTTGGAAATCCGAGTAAATTAATGGTTATAAGTCTTACTGAAGCCGCCCAAGATCAAATAAACGAACTTTGTAAATCAAATTCGTCTTATGCTGTTGGCTTAAATGTCAAAGGTGGCGGCTGTGCAGGTTTTGAATATGACTGGTCATTGTTAAGTCAAGATCAAATTGAAGATAATGATGAAGTTATTGATACTGGTCTTGGGAAATTAGCAATAGGATCACAAAGTGTAATGTTTCTTTTTGGATCTACATTAGATTACAAAAAAGATATTATAGGTTCAATGTTTGATATACAAAACCCTAATGCACAATCAAGTTGTGGTTGCGGTGTTAGTGTTAACTTTAATGATTCTATATTTGGCTAATAGGAATATCTGAAGAAGCCGTTAAGTCCCAAATCTTTTTACGTTCGACTCCCTTTTTCTGGGCAAATTTCTTACTATCACAATTACTACATACGTGAAAATAATTATTATTTAGACGTTTAGGATTCATATTTCCTCTATTACGTTCAAATTCTATATTACAATTATCACAACGAAACACACATACAGTAATATTCCTAGTATACTGATGAACTTTTCCTAGTTTACTAGGCCTTTCGTATGATTTCTTTACTGTATATTCTTTAATGAACATATTGTATTTACATTAAGATTATAAAATGATACGATAAATACTATGACAAGATAGGTTAATCCTTGAATTTTAACGGAGTTTGTAATGGCAAAACAAGATATTAATATTGGTGTTGAGGGTAATGACGGCACAGGCGATAGTATTCGCGAATCGTTTCGTAAAGTAAACGAAAACTTTAACGAACTTTATGCTATCTTTGGAGAAGGTGGCACAATTAGATTTACTACAATTAGTGATACTCCAGATTCGTATGCTGGCGGCGCAGAAAGCCTTTTATTTGTTCCACAAGCGGCAAATGGTGTTGAATTTAGACAGCTTGGATCAGATCAAGACGAAGATCCACTTGCAGACGCTCAAAGTGTAGTGATTAGTTACGATACTCCGAATAAAATTATCTTAAAAACTGCATTTAGATCGTTAATACAAGACTTAACTCCGCAACTAGGTGGACCTTTAGACGGTAATAATAACGTTATTGGTAGAGTTGCACAACCAGATGATCCAAGAATCGGAACTGGAGGCGCAAATGATCCACTTAAATTATTCAACGATGAACAACCAGGCGACTCTATTACTATTGACGACCTTCTTATTAGTAAAGGATATGCAGACAATAGATACGTTGCTGGTGATCTACCTTTTAGAATTGAGTCTGAGTTATCAAGTGAAAATGACTTTATATTAACTATCGATTCATATCAAAGCGGTAATGCTGTTATAACTCAACACTATAAACGAGGTGTTATTGTAACTGGCGGTCACGGTTTTGATAACACTATTAATGGTACTCCGTATATTTTTAATGCTGAAGATAGCGTTCCAGCAGGATTAGATGAAGGTGAAACTTATTACTTAAGATATGCATCAGCAACACAACTAAGTTTACACGAAAATAAAGAAGATGCATTAACAACATCAAATGCGGCGGCAAATGCTAGTAAAGTTAACCTACAATCAAGTGATAGTCCGGATTCTGATGATGTTCACACGTTAACTGATTCAGCTTATAATAAAGATTTGCAAGGTTACTGGTTAGAAAATCAAGCATTGCCTAGAGAATCTGTTGTACGCAGACAAGGTGATAAAATGACTGGTGCTCTTGTGCTACACGATAGCCCAGGAGAACTTGCAGGACTTACTAATAGTCCTGAAGATTTACAAGCGGCAACCAAGTTTTATGTAGATAATACTTCTTATTCATCACCTAATAACCTATATGTAAGTACTGCCGGCGACGATACAATGCGTGGTGTTCCAGCAGGTAAAGAAGGTACTAGTTGGAGTTATGCATATAGAACAATTAACAAGGCGGCAGAAAGGGCAGATGAAATAATTCGTGCATCTGCGGCAGAACCTGGACCTTATATGCAAACAATTACACGAGGTGATGGAGCATATGCGGCTGAAGTTACATCCTCTTCTGTAAACAACGCTGTATTTACTAACGAAGTAGACTTAATTTTAGATAACAAAGACTACATTGTTAGAGAAATTACAGGTTATATTAATTACACATACCCAGATTTTGAATATAATGTTGAAAAATGCGAAAGAGATCTTGGATTAATTATTGATGCTGTTGCATTTGACTTAAAGCGCGGCCAATCTGCTAACTCTTTGACACGATTAGCGGCAGAAAGATACTATGACGGTGCTAGTGGAAAATTAGCAATCAGTAGACAGTTAACAGAAACAAGAGATGCTATTAGTACTGCTGGTACAATGATTACTGATGCTATCTTACTTAACAGAGGTCTACAACAAAGAGCAATCAGTAACATAACTAAAGGTGCTATTGCCAGAGTAACAACATCTAGTAACCATAACCTTTTAGCAGGACACCAAGTTCTTATAAAAGGTGTTAGTGGAATGACACAGGTTAACGATAACATTTATTATATTAAAGTTATTAGCAACACATCCTTTGAAATATTTACAGATGAAGCATTAGAACAACCAGTAAACTCATCTACATTTGGTGATTATGGTGGTTCTGGTACAATGAGTTTGAGATATCAAACTGATAATGAACAAACATTTGATCTTGTTAACGGTAACGGGTCAAATAATGCAATTATAGGTATCAGAGACAAATTCCAAATTATAGATGACATTATTAGATTTGGTTTAGATTTTGGTGCTGATGTAGATTATGGTGAAACATATAAAGTTCTAGTAGAAAACGGCGGACTTGCAAGTGTTGATCAGGGTATATCAGGAAACATTGATCTTCTTCCAGGTAAAATACTTGTTGGTAAAATTTCAGGAGCTCAAGGTCGTATTGTAAGTTATACACCGAATGATCCTTTAAATGGAAATAAGGATTATCTTGAAGTACATTTGCAAAGAGCAATAGACTTTATAGAAAATGAAGATTTAGAATTTGGTAACTTTGTTAAAAGAAAACAAGTTACTATACATATTGAATCTGGACAGTATGAAGAAGACTATCCAATCAAAGTTGCGGCAAACGTTTCTGTCAAAGGTGATGAATTTAGACGAGTAATTATTCGTCCTAAAGATCGTGTATCACAATCTAAATGGGCCAATATGTACTTTTACAGAGACTTAGAATTTGACGGAATGGAAACTGTAAGAGGTGGGTCTAGATTCTATAACCAGGTTGGCGAAGTTCAAGGTCGATTTGGTAGACATTATCTAGCTAACCCTGAAAAAGATATTAGTGTAGGAACTAGTGTTACTAATGCAGGCGATTACGAATCAGCCGCGGCAATATTAAAAGAAAACAGAAAGTTTATTCAAGAAGAAATAATAGAATATATTAACCAAAATAAAGCAGAGCTTTTGTATGATCACGATCAGTTTGAAACTGACTTAGAAGATATACTTTTAGGAGTAACTTATGATATTGTTTTAGGAACAAACTTTAACGCTGTGTACTACGGACTAAAATTCCAAAGAGCATACAGCATTTATAGAGATGAAGATCCTATCGAAGGTGCATATACTGATACTGATATGTTTGATTTATGGGTAACAGCACTAACAAAAGCAAAATCATTAGTGAGAGCATTGCCTGCGGTTATTAGTTCAGCAACTGCTACTAGCAGATCTGATGCGGCATTTGATGAAATTATTGATATTATTCAAAATGGAGAAGTTAGTACAAACACAATGGCAGATGCTTTAGTGTTTCCAGGTCTTCCAGGTACTATTCAAGATAGAACTGATGCAAAGAATCAATTACAAGTAAACAAAGATTTTATAGTTGCTGAAATAACTGGATTTTTATCTTCAGAGTATCCTAGACTAGAATATAATGTAACCAAGTGTGAAAGAGATGTAGGTTATATTGTTGATGCACTTAGCTATGATGTTTTATACGAAGGCAACTTTGCTACTAGAGAAGCGGCTATTAGTTATTTTAATGGTGCAGTAAGTCAATTAGGACTTAACCAAAAAGAAGCAACAGCGGCATCTTATCAATATCTAGCAGAATTAACTAAAGATGTAGTTGAAAGAACTACTGTATCAAGTCCTTATCAAACAAGCATTACACAAGATGTATCAACATACGGTGCGGCAACGATATCCGAAGGCGATGAAGTTTATGATAATGTAATTGTTATTAAAACACAAATTGATAATGATGCACTTTATGCATTACCTATAGCAGATTATCCAAATCTTTCTTCAGCAACACAAACACTCCTTGATGCTAAAACCGGTATTGATACTGCTACAGCAACTATTGTTGCAGACACAATAACACACGCCGATAGTACTGTTATCTTTAACTACAATACTACTAAATGTAGACGTGATACAGGATTGATTGTCGACGGACTTGTACAAGATTTAACTAACGGTGGCGATGAATTTGCAACCGAAACACAAGGACAGTATTTTAATAGTTATATTTCAAAGTATAATAGTAATGAATTTGGCGGCCAGGCACACGTTACTAAAGGTGCAATTTTATATATTGCTCAAATTGCAGAATGGTTGTTTGAAGGAGATTATAATAACGGAACTGTATGGCAAGATGATCAAGCATCTGATTATGTTGCTCCAGACTTTAAATACGGAACAGGCGAGGCAGGTACTTCGTCAGTAGTCAGTTCATTAATTAATAAAATTATATACGCATTTAATCCAAACTATAATCCACCATTGCGTAATGACGAGATAGACGTGTTCTTAATGAACGATGCTACTATCTTACGTAATATGACAGTACAAGGACACGGCGGATTCTTGTGTATACTTGACCCTGAAGGACAGATTTTAACTAAATCACCATACATTCAAACTGGTTCGAGTTTTAGTAAAAGTATTAATTCTAAAATATTTGCTGGTGGTATGTTTGTTGATGCGTACACAGGCAACTTGCCAGTTTATGTTCCAGAAACTATTGAACCATCGATAGCAGAAGGAACAATAAGCGGAAAATATAATGCATTTAAAATATGGGTACGTTCAGAAGAAGGTGAAGGTTTATTTAATAGACCTCCAGAACTTCCTTGTCCATTTTATTTAGAAGGTAGAAGATTCCAAGTTAATGCTATCTCTAGATATAGCAAAGCTAACGGATGGTGTATTTTACATTTAGACAAATCATCAAACAATGGCGATGGTTACGATGAAAATACATTTGAAGAAAATCCTGGAGAGATTGAAAGACCATTATACTTACAAACTGCTGGTAACAGATCAATGCTCGGAAACGACTTTACACAGATTAATGACTTAGGTTATGGACTTGTTACTACAAACGGCGCACTATCAGAAATGGTGTCAATGTTTACATACTACTGTCAGGCTGCCTACTATGCTAAGAATGGTTCAGAAATTAGATCTACAAACGGTTCTAATGGTTACGGTAACTTTGGTCTAGTTGCTGAAGGCGCTGACCCTAACGAAATTCCAGATCAAGTTACATACGAAGGGGATATGACATATCCTGCTAAGATGGTAAGATTTGATATCGATGGAGATTTTAGTAATATTACAGAATCGTCATCGATGTATGTTGCAGATTTACCAGCACCGCCATTAACTAATTCAGTTATTACAATTGATCACGGTGGTGCACTAGGAACATTGCAATATGACATTAGTGTTGTTACGCCTCAAGGTGATGGTACAGAAAATGGAGATTTTGTACTAACCGGTGTAAACACTATTGAAAATATTTCGGCCGCAGACCCAACTAGAACACCTGGAACATATAATGCTATTACAGGAACTTCGAGCGGTTCTACACCTGAGGTAGATGCAGAATTTAATATTGTTATTGATGCACTTGGCGCGGCAACAGTTAGTGTTGCTAAATGTGGTAGAGGCTATTCAGTAGGCGATACTATTACTATTAGTGCTAGTGATATCGGCGGTACTGGTGCTAATTTAACTTTTGATGTTCAATATACTTACGGTGACGACGGTGTAGACCAAATCAATTACGTTAATAATAAAACTATTTATAGATTGCAAATAACAGGTACAGTTAAAGGAACAAACGGAGACTTCTTTAGTTCTATACAACAAGATGTACCTAACAACACCTTTGTTGAATATAGACATAGCGAAACTCATAAGTTTGATGGAACACGAGATAAAGAAAATCTAGTAACTAGACCATCAACTGCTATTAACTTTGATGAAAGTGATTATGATACATATCGTTCAATTGACTTTAGTGGTCAAGATACTGATGCAGATAGTGTACAAACTACTTTTGAAATACCATATAGATTTGTAAAATTCCCATTTGACTCTGCTGGTGGTGCCGGAGGTAGGGGTAATAACGCCGGTGATACACAAATTGCTATCGAAACAGCAAAAGAAGGTCTTTCAATAGACAACCTCGAAGCTGAACGTTTGCTAATCGATATTAATGGAAATACACCTCCAGCATCGGAACAATATCCAAACGCTTATGAATTAATTGCTAAAAACTTAAGATTCATTGAATTTGAAACAATTCAATATCTAACTAATACTTACCCTTCATTAACTTATAACGAAGACAAATGCCGTAGAGATACAAGATTTATTGCACACGGTATTGCAAAGGATTTAAAGTTTGGCGGTAATGCATCAAGTATTCATAATGCTAAGAGATATTATAGCGGAAATAATACATTACAACTTCCTTCAGATCAAGTTACAGAAACAAAGGCTGCTATTAATTTTGTTAGAGATTTAATTAATGATACTATTCTAGCACAAGACGGTACATATACAGCATTACAGTCAACATATAGTTTAGATGTTACAGGTACTGCGCCAGAAGCAGGATTAACTGATGCTGATGTAGATACACTTGCAGGATACATTACTGATGCTATTGATAATGGAGTTAATGGCCTACCTACTCCAACTGGTTATTCAGGAGGTATGATATTCACATATCAAGGTAGAACACACCAAATTATTGGACACGATATTGATGGAAGTACTCCTACAGCAACAATAGATATATTATCAGGTGCAATTTATGATAACTCAGATACTCCTGGAACAGGATTACGTACAGGTTTAACAACTGATAAAATTTTACGTGCTGGTATTAGTGATGGTACTACAGCAGAGATTACTGTTAGTATTTCACTATGTAGAGCAACAGGACACGACTTTACACAAATTGGTACTGGCGGATTTAACGATTCAAACTATCCGAATGTTATCTTAGGAGAACCAGCAGGAACACTTGCTGTATTCCACACATCAGAACCTACTGCTACAAGCGCACAAGTCTGGGAAAGACGTAAAGGGCGTGTGTTCTGGATGAGTACAGACCAATATGGTTTCTTCCGTGTAGGTCAGTTCTTTAGTATTGACCAGGCTCAAGGCTCGATTGCATTCTCAGGTGAAATTGGTATTACAGGCGCTAATGAACTAGGCTTTAAACAAGGTGTTCCGATTAACGAATTTTCCGTTGATGATACAATGGCTGACGAGTCGGAAGAAAAAGTACCGGTTGAAAAGGCGATTGTATCTTATATAAACAAACGCTTAGGTAGAGATAAAAATGATCAACCAGTTACTCCATTAGGAACAGTACCTGGATACGTAACACTAAGCGGTTCGTCAGAAATGCAAGGTAACTTATTAATGGGTAATCAACAGATTACCAACTTAGGTGCGCCTGGAACTGATACTACTGCGGCAGTAAACAAAGCATATGTAGACGGTAAAGTTAGTGCATTTGACTCATATGAAGATTTACGTAATACTTCGTTTAATAGAATAGATAATAACGACTTTTTAATGTCTACTGGCAAGTACAAAATAATTGTTACTCCACCAGATCCAGGTTATGCGTTTGAAGTCAATGATACTATTACACTTCAAGGTGGCGGCAAAACTGGTACTATTGTTGATGTTGAATCATTTACAGATGACATTATAGGGCTACAATCCGATGCCTTTAATGTAGTACAAATTACATATACATTGGGTGGTTCAAGTGCAAACTTTGCTCTTAATGAGATTGTAGAAGAAGCAGGTGGTGCAGAAGGTACTATTTTAGATGGTCCAACTGCTGAGATTGCAAATATTAGAGAAAATTCAAATTCTGATATTAGTGTTACAGTAGCTAGAACACCAAGTATATTTGCTGATAATTTAACTGATCCAGTAGGTTCTATAAACTTACAAATTAAAGCAGGCATTATTGAAAATGCTGATGTTAATGCATCTGCAGGTATACAACAAAGTAAACTGCTAATGGAGAGAGCATCAACACTTTCTAGTGCAACAGGATTGTATGGCGACGGTGATGATACTGGACAAAGTTCAAGAGGCTTAGCGGCATTTAATTCAGACGACTTCACCGAAGAAGTTAAACTAATTTTAAGTAATAGTGCATTAACTGCTAATGCTGGCGATTTAGTTTATCAAGGTGCAAATGTTGGTGTTGTAGTTAATACTGTTGCTAATGATGATGAAGTACTAGTTAGAACTACTAGCGGTTTTGATCCTTCACTTACAACACTATTAGAAGTTGCAGAATTTTTAAATGGGGTTGAACAAGCAAAGGTAGCATCAACTGTTAGACTAATAGATATTGAGTATACTGGCTTTATCAGTAGAAAAGAAAGATCAGTAACCCTTGATCAAATTCAACAAATTTCAACTGACACTGTGCTAGGCAGAAAAACTGCTCTATCAGGTGATGTAGAAGAAGTTCCATTTGCTGATATTGTTGATCAAGGCTTTGCACTACAAGATGTAGATTTTGAAGATAGTGAAAATACTGCGTTAAGTGGTAAACTAATGGAGTTTAGTACTCTTGTTTCAGTTGATGACGGCGCTGTTGTAACACAAACAGGCAGTGGTGCAACAGGTGTTGTACAAGGTAAAGTAGTATCAGAAAATTTTGTTGTTGTTATATCAACTAATTCTTCTGTATTTAATAGTACTAATCCCGTAACTATAGGAGGTACACTTATTGGTACTCCTCAAGTTACAGATATTAGTTTGTCTGGAAATGCTCTAGTTAAAATTAGAGAAGGAATGTATGCAACAACTAACGTTTCAACTACTTCAACATCTGATAGCATCGTTAGAAGAGATGCTGATGGTAAGGTACAAGCGACCAGTTATATTATTGGTTCTTCAACTACGCAAGAAGTATTAAGTGAAAACGGCGGTGTACTAAGTCTTAAAACTCCTGTGCAAGGAACAATACTTTATTCCTCAGGTGGGAGTGTAAGTGCAGGTCCTAACGTACAAATGCCAGGATCATTAAATGTAGGTTCCGAAACTTATGGATCACCTGCGGCAGTAAACAGCACACAAGGTACAGCTCAAAGCAATGTTTCTGGTTTAAACGGAAACGGATTTGTAAGTACTCCGTGGGTATATTCAAACTTTATTGAAGCAATAGATACTAAAGATGGAGCAAGTGCTACTGGTATTGGATTAGGTGCTTCTGCAAACTTTACACAAAGTGGTACTGATCGAGTAATAGTAGTTGCTGGCGGAACAGAAGCTATTAAAGTTACAAGTACTGAAATTACAAATTTTGTAGATTTTAAAGTCAACAGTGCAAATACAACAACAGTAGCAAGTATTTCGGCAACAGATGGTGACATTGTAACAGAAGGTCAAATTACCGCATCAGGAAACCTTGAAGTTAATAACGGTTCTAGTGCTAAATTTACTGTTGCTTCGGCAACTGGTAATACTAGAGTATATGGTACTTTACGAGCTGATGGCACTACTACCTTAAATGGAAATGTCGACTTAGGCAATGCAACTACTGATACTATTACATTTACTGGTAGAGTTGATAGTACGCTACAACCAAATAATGATAATGGTAGGGATCTTGGACATACAGACAGACGCTGGGCTACTGTATACGGTGTTACATTTGACGGTACGGCACTTACAGCAAAATATGCTGACTTAGCAGAAAACTACTTAGGTGATGCAGACTATGAGCCAGGAACTGTACTAGTATTTGGCGGCGAAGCTGAAGTAACTTTAACTAAGGTTAAAGGCGATCGAAAAGTAGCAGGTGTTGTAACTACAAATCCTGCGACACTGATGAACAGTGCATTAGAAGGAGAACACGTTGTAGGCTTAGCATTACAAGGTAGAGTTCCTTGTAAAGTTATTGGAACAGTAATGAAAGGCGATATGCTTGTTACTAGTGCTATTCCGGGATACGCTATTGTTAATAATGATCCTAAAATAGGAACAGTGATCGGCAAGGCTGTCGGAAACAAACTAGGCGATGATAAAGGTGTTGTTGAGGTTGTAGTTGGTAGAGTATAAGATATTCGATAAATATAAAAGTAATAGGATAACAGAGAATGGCTAATAGATTTCCGTTAATATTTGACAATGGTATTAAAGAATTACCAACAGGCGACAACCTTAATTTACAAGGAAGTAGTATAGTAGATGCTATTAATGTTACTGCGTCAGGAACAATACAAGCAGATACGTTAACTGCTACATCATTATCAGTTGACGGTAACAATATAGCACAAGTTGCACTAACTGGTAACTTTAATGATTTAGTTACTAAACCAGATATTTTTAGCGGAAGTTATAATGACTTACAAGACAAACCAGTTTTGTTTAGTGGAAGTTATAACGACTTAACTAATAGACCAACTATTCCATCAAAGTTGTCACAACTTGTAAATGATACAGGATTTGTAACAAATGTTAGTGCTACGGTTCCTGCTTCAAATGTTACAGGATTAGCCGCAGTAGGTGTTAGTAATAACTTTAGTGATTTAGATAACATTCCTGACTACATTTTAAGATCAGAATTTACAAATGGTTCTTTAACTATAGAAGTTAAAAACACCGGAGATTTACAAGGCAGTGTGTTCGGTACAGATAGTACATTGCTTGTAGATCATATTAATAGCAACATACCAGCAGAAGTTATTTCAGGTGTAGGTAACTTTAATTTAAATAACAGTAGCGGTACAAGCACTTTTAATAACCTTAATACTACATATTTTTCTAGTCCAAGAGCAGATATTAGTTTAGCATATCTTGACGATATTGCATTAGATACATCAATGATTGCAGGTGATTCTAGTTTATTAATTGATGCTAGAACAAAAGAGTTTTATGGAACTGTAATCCATACTCCGGCAATATTAAGTAATGTTGCACTTATTATATCTACTACTAGCGGAGATTTAACTTTAGCACCAGTTGATAATTTAAATTTAAATGGCGGCGGATACGTAAGCATTACTTCAGGAGTAATAGGAGCATATTCAGACATAGATATCACCGGCTCTACAACTACAATAAGTAGCAACGGCGACGGTGGAGCAATTTATCTAGGAAGCGGAACACACCTTGACATAGTTAGTGCCGCAGACGCACAAAGTTTCCAGTTGCCTAGTTATACAAATGCTACTGCTAGAGATAGTGCTATTGCTTCGCCAGTTGCAGGAATGATGGTGTTTGATCAAGGAACATCAAAAGCACAAGTATACAATGGCACATCTTGGGTAGACTTACATTAATGGAGATTATAAATGGCAATTAATTATGTTGACGTAGGAATTATAGCAAACGACGGAACGGGCGACGATCTCCGAGAAGCATTTATCAAAGTAAACGATAACTTTGAAGAATTAGATGCAAGAATTGTTGAAACTACTGTCATAGAAAATTTAGGAACTTTAGGACAACCTGTATATGCAGGGAAGCAGTCAGGTGTTGAAAAGTTTAAAAGACTAGTTGCTGGCGCAAATATTACAGTACAGGCCAACGAAGAAACTATTACAATTACTGGTTCGGAGAGTTTAGACCAACTACAAATAATAGTTGACGAAGGAGGCACAATTGGAATAACTAGAGGTCAAACTTTGTCTCTTAGAGGAGGTGAAGGAATAGCCACACGTTCAGTTGGACAAACATTGTATGTTGATTTAGATAACTCTGGTATTTTAGTTAGAGATTCGTCACCAACTTTATCGGCTAACTTAAATGCTAATGCTAAAGATATAACTGGCGCAAATGTAATATCAGCAAATACGTTCCAAGGTTCTTTACAGGGATTAGTGTACGGTTATGATCTTAGAGAGTTTGGTGCTTACTTCCAAGGATTCGACTTTGGCAATTTTAGAAATACGTGGGACAATGCTATTGAATTTATTTTATCACAAACTGACGTCGATCTGGGAGAGTTTACACCTGAATCACTTAACACTATTGAACTCGGTAGTTTTACATAATTCATTTCCGATAAATACGCTATATAAGGAATAAAATATGGCAGATTTATGGACACAGCCTTCAGATACTAAACTCGCTGACTTAACAGAAAATGTTACTGTAGCGGTTGATCTTCCGTTATCAGATACTAATTCCACTGTAAAGTTAATAAGTGGTAAGTTACCTGGCGGCATTAGAATACTAGGATCTCAGTTAGTAGGAACTCCATATGAAGTAGCAAGGGTTACAGATTTTAGATTTGTACTTAGGGCAGAGCTTAACGGAGCAATAAAGGATAGAACATTTAAATTAACAGTTAGTGGTCCTGATGCTCCTGTATGGCAAACTGATCCAGGGTTACTTCCTGTTGGTAATAATGATACCTTTTATATACTTGATAGTTCGCCCGTTGATTTCCAACTTATTGCAACAGACGACGATATAGAAGCAGGACAAACTTTATCATATTTTATAGCAGACGGTGACGGCGAACTTCCACCAGGAATTGAATTAACAGAAGATGGCAGAATAGTAGGTATTGTTGACCCTATTCTTGCTATTGAAAAAACATTATCATACAATGCAGGAACATTTGATACTGCACCGTATGACTTCGAGTCAGCAGGATATGACTTTGGATTAAGAAGTTCAAACGGATTTGATAGCTTTTATTATGACACAACTATATATGATTTTAAATATAATGAAAGAACACCTAAAAAATTAAACAGATATTATCAATTTACAATTAGTGTAACAGACGGGGACATAGTTTCTAGAAGAACATTTCGTATCTTTGTTGTAGGTGATGACTTCTTCCGTGTTGATAATACTATTATGCAAGTTGGCACTGGTACATTTACTGCTGACAATACAAACTTAAGAGTTCCAATCTGGTTAACTCCGAGTGATCTAGGTGTTAGAAGAGCCAATAACTATATTACACTCTTTCTTGATATTATTGATCCAAATACTTTAACAGGTGTTGTTTCTTACGAACTATTAGAAACAACACCGGGCACATATCGATTTACTGACGGTAAAACAGCAGAAGGTCGTTGGGATATCAGTGGAGAATTTCCAATTCATCCCGATAAAGGATTACAAAATCCACGTAGTGCAGAAAAAATGGTTACCGGTTTTCAGTATATTATAACCAAAATAGGAACAACAGATTTTACTAATTTTGGTGCTGATACAAATTCTGTCGGTACTATTTTTACAGCAACAGGTCATCCTGTCTCATTTAATGAAAATATAGGTTATGTAAGACTTATAGACTTTACAACTGTTGTGCCAGAAACAAAATCAACTTTGCCTGTAGGACTAGAATTAGATACTTCAACTGGCGAAATAGCAGGCGTTACACCTTATCAGTCTGAAATTACCACAAGTTATAAATTTAGTGTACGTGCAAATAGATTTACTCCTGATCAAGAATACGAAACTGCAAGCACAGAAAAAACATTTACTCTTAAACTTCTTGGCGAAATTGATAGCGAGACAACTTGGATTACAGACAGTAATTTAGGACTTATTGGTTCTAATGTTATTTCTGTATTAAAAGTAGAAGCAACTACTTCTATACCTAATTCTAATGTTATCTATAGTTTAAATTCAGGAAGATTGCCTCCAGGCCTTGCTTTAAGTTTTGACGGAGAAATAGTTGGAAAAGTAAATGCATTTGGACAACAGGTTTATAAAAGTTTTTGGAAACCTACAAGATCATATACCATTGGTGATGTTGTTCGTTATGAAGATTTGACATATCGTGCATTAACTACACATACTAGTTCTTCTACGTTTAATGCAGACTCTTCTCTTTGGGAAAGATTTGTATATACAGAAAATGGACTAACTGTATTCGATGGAGATACATTTACACTAGACGGTGCAACAACACCAATTGATAGAGAATATAAGTTTGTAGTTTCAGCACAAGACCTTTACAAATATAATATAGTTAATAAAGAGTTTAGTATAAGAGTTGAAAATCCTGACACTAAAAGATATAGCAATCTTTATATGAAACCATTTTTAAAAGAAAATGTTAGACAAAGTTTTAGAGCATTTATTTCTGATCCTGAAATTTTTATTCCTGAACTTATATATCGTCCGAGTGATCCAAACTTTGGAATTCAAAAAGAAATAAAAATGCTTGTTTATGCAGGAATTGAATCAACAGATATTCAAAACTTTGTTGCGGCGGCATCAAAAAACCACAAAAGAAAAAGATACTTAGTCGGTGATTTAAAAACTGCTGTTGCAAAAGTTCCAGGTTCAAATGATATAGTATACGAAGTAGTTTACTTAGATGTTGTTGATCCTGCAGAACCATCAAAAGGAAAAACTGCAAAAACATTTAATTTAAGTAATGCAGATGAAATACTTGTAAACACAGTAAATGCAACTCCTAAAAATACGTTTTATGATTTTGAAGATAAACCTACTTTTTCAATTCAATTAAGAAGTGGAAACACAATAAATGTTACACTAGGAGACGATTTTGAAGTAGTTACTCGAAACGGTGATATAGATATAAAGTGGGAAGAAGGAATCTTAGTCGATAGAAGAACTGAAGATACTCTTATTGAAATTATAAGAGGTCTTGGACCTACTTCTTCGTTACGTCCTGCTAGAGCAAATTCAGTAAAAACTTCTTCTACACATATAAATGCAAGTCAAAATAAAGATGTTGTTAAGTTCATATCTAACTTAACTAATATGAGAGAAAATATTAGACCAATTGGAGCAACTGAAAGAGACTTTGTTCCTTTGTGGATGAGATCAGCACAAGAAAATAATGTAAATGAATTAGGATTTACTCCGGCATTGATTTTATGTTATACTAAACCGGGTCAAAGCGAAGTAATTAAGAGTGCAATTAAATCAACTAATTTTGACTTTAGTCAATTTGACTTAGACTTAGATAGATATATAATAGATAGTACAAAAGAAAGCAGTGCGGAAGAATACATTCTATTCGCAAACTACCAGTTCAACGTATAAACAAGATAAATATAGTTAGGAGACTATAATATGGCCAGTAATATAAACTTTACAGATATAGACGAAAATTTTCCAGTCGCAGGACAGGACAATGATTCGCAGGGATTTCGAGATAATTTCTCGACTATTAAAACAAGCCTTAATAACGCAAAGAGCGAAATAGAATCGCTACAAACTAATACTGCTAAAACAAACGAAGATAATGATTTTAATAACAGTTTAGTAAGTTTTGCTAAATTTAGAGCTAATTCATATCAAACATTTGATACCATTCAATTTACAACTTCGGGAACAATAGACTGGGATGATGGCCATTTCCAAAATGTTACTGTTGCTGGAAATGCAACAATTACATTAGATAGTTTTCCTGCAAATAGTCAATACGGTCATATGCGTTTATCTATTAGAAGTAATAATAGTGATACTAGAACTATAACTTTTGAAGCCGCACAAAGCGGGACATTACGTTTGAATCCTAGCTGGCCTGAAAGTAATGCTACATTAGTTATTAGTAGTGATACTACTCCTACAATCGTAGATGTGTATACAACAGATTCAGGTGCTACAGTATTTTTAGAATATGTAGGAAAGTTTAATACAGCATCAGCAGGTCCTGATGTGATTCCTTTTTCTACACTAACTATTACAAATGATCTTTCAGTAGGCGGTAATACAACAATACAAGGTAATCTAACTGTAACTGGTACTCTTGGACAAGAAATTGAAGGCACAATAGACGATATTGCTAATATTGGCAACGTAGAAATTACAACACTTGCTGACGGAGACTTTTTATCGTTTAGTGATGCAGACGGTGCGTGGGTTAACACTGGCACAATTAATGCTACAACTGTTACACTTTCTGACTCAGGAGACGAAAATGCTTCTAAGTCAATTATACTTGCTGATTCTGCAACAGGAACTAACGGACTTGAAACCGACGATACTTTAACATATAATCCTAGTACAGGTACTCTTACTTGTACAACTATTGAAGCAAATTTCCAAGGTGATATTTTTACTAACTCAGGATCGGTTAAAGCGATTGATGCAACAACTGGTAAAATGAGTCCACAAATCTTTATTATTCCAGAGTATACTACTGCGGCACGTGATGCAGGCGGTATTGGAGTTCCAAGATCACTGATTTACAATTCAACTGATGAAGCATTCCAAGTTTATGATCCTTCTGACAACAGTTGGAAAAATATAACAATTACTTAAGGTTAACAAATGTTTAATCCGTTAGTAGATAGTTTAAAAGACCTCACCGACTCTGAGGTTGAATCAAAAATTTCAGAGTTGAGTAGGAAATATTTTCAAGCATCTAGAAATCCTCAATTACAAACACAAGTTCAAACGATACTCGAAATGTATCGTTTAGAATTAGAGTCAAGAATTGCACATAAAAAAATTAAACAAGACGAAGAAAACGGCAATTCAGGACTTGACAATCTGATTAATATCAGTTAATATACATTAATGCTAATGAAAACAGACGAACTCGGTATACCTAGATTCACAGGGCGCGACCTTATTAATATGATATATGGTGGCCACTCAGACAAAGTACACGTTGTACTCTGTCAAAAAGAAATAGAGACCGAAAAATTTAATAGTGCATTAGAAGATCAAGGATTAAGTCCATTAAATTGGTATATTCCATTAAATGTAAATCAAAAAGAGTTTGACGAAGTTTGTCAAGGACATTGGTTTATGCCTGACAAATATAAAGAACTTAATGTATGGGAATATCTTGTTAAAAAGTGTCAAGAAAAAGGCGACTGGCCAAAAAATATAAGTAGAATTACAGCAGAGTATAGAGAATTTGAATCTCGTAAAATGATACACTTACTACAATATATGATATACTTAGTTGACTTTATGCGTGAAAACAACATTGTGTGGGGTGTAGGACGTGGATCAAGTGTTGCAAGTTATGTGTTATATTTGATAGGTGTACATAAGATTAATTCCGTCCAATATGGACTAGACTACACCGAGTTCTTGAGATAAGTATACATATAATTTTAGGAGAAATTAAATGGCAATGAAACAACCTCAAAAGAAAGTTTATAAATCAATGCAGGGTAAAACTGTAGATATGGATATGTTGCGCCAACGCAATGAGTTAACTCCGGCAGTAGGTAATGCTCGTGTAAATGCACGTGGCGATGAACTAGGCGCCGGCGGGCAAATTGTTCGTAAAAGAGAAGACCTTGTTAAAGAGTATTATGAAACAGCGCAAGGAGTTCCAGACGAATCACCTGTAAGAAAGAAAACAGTAGTTGATGAAGAACCTGTAAAAAAGACTACAACTTCAAAAAAGACTACAACTAAACAAGAAACAAATGAAGATCCTGCAATCGTAGATGTTTCAGACGATGAATGGGTAGAAGACGCAGACGGCAACTTTGTAAAAAAGGGTGAATAATGGCTAATATCAATGCTATTAAAGGTACTCCTCGTGCGATAGGAAATCGTGTACTAGTATCAGATATGCACTTTGGTGAACAAACAACAAAGAGCGGATTAATTATTTCAAGCGACGATGGTAAAGAACGAGGAATTTATCCACGTTGGGCTAAGGTATATTCAAAAGGTCCGAAAAACAAAGACCCTTATGAAGTAGGACAATGGATCTTAATAGAACACGGACGTTGGACACGTGGTATGAATATCGATACCGGTGAAGGTGAAATGGAAATTCGTATGGTAGAAACAGAAAGTATTCTAGCCTATTCAGATGAAAAACCAGATGAATTATATATTGGAAACGAAACTTCACACGGAGGATCTGTAGATATTGATCCTTCAGCATTTATCAACCAATAAGAGGTAATAATGACAAATCCATTTAAAGATCAAACAGATTTTATGATTGCTTGCGATCAAACTGTTGATAAGGTTAATACTGATCAATATGGTATGTACCTAAAATTAATTGAAGAAGAAGCCGGTGAACTTGCTGATGCTATTAAATCACAAGACGCTGTAGAACAACTTGATGCACTGGTTGATATTCTTGTTGTCACAATTGGTGCCATTAACTCTTTAGGAGCAGATGGCGAAGGTGCGTGGAACGAAGTTATGCGTACTAATTTTGCCAAAATTGATCCAGAAACAGGTAAGGTTCGCAAGCGTGAAGATGGAAAAGTTTTAAAACCAGAAGGTTGGACTGGTCCAGAATTGGCAAAATTCCTAAAATAGTACTTGACTCCTAGCAGTTTATACGCTATAATGTATATAAAATGTTAGGAGTTTTCTTTTGGCTACACACGGTATGATCGATTTAGAAACACTTGGAGTTAATCCAGATAGTGTTGTTATGACCCTTGGTGCTATTAAGTTTGATCCATTTTCAGATGCTGAGCCGCACAGTCCATTATATCTACGTGGTGATGTAGAAGAACAAACTACAGACTATAATCGTAGTATCGACGATAATACTCTTGCTTGGTGGGCTACGCAACCGCAAGCAATTCAAGACGAAGCATTTGGTGATCACGAAGATCGTGTAAGTGTACAAGAGATGCTACGTCAATTAAACAAATGGAGTGTAGGTTTAGATTACATTTGGTGTCAAGGTCCTACATTTGATTTTGTAATACTACAGCATTTGTACAAAGAAGCTGAAAAACCTGTACCCTGGAACTATTGGCAGATACGTGACAGTCGTACACTGTTTGCTATGATGCCTCAGGATCCACGCAAAGCAATTCAAGATGAACTACATAATGCATTAGCTGATTGTTATTATCAAGCGAAGTGTGTTCAACAATCATACAAACACTTTGGAGTAACACAACGATGATGGACAGACAATCAAAAGAAAGCGGAATGACTGAAAAACAGTTACAGGACTTTTTAGACAAAGGCGGAAAAATACAATATTTTAAACCAGGTGAAAGAACTGAAGAAATTTCATATAAAAGTTTTTACGGACGTAAGCCAAAGAAAGAACAGGAAAAGAAATGAAAGAATTATGGGTAGAAAAGTATCGTCCTAAGACGGTAGATGGATATGTATTTAGAGATGAAGCACAAAAACAACAAGTCAAAACTTGGATCAAAGATAAAACTATTCCGCACTTGCTTTTTAGTGGCAATGCTG